TCGTCAGCTCCTATAACAGAATTAGACGCAGTTAAGCCTGCACCTGCAAGCAATGTTGCAAGAGCAGCTATAGTAGTTAATTGTTCTGTACTACCGTCACTATCTATGGTTGATAGCGAATCTCCGTTTGTTGGGGTCACAGCAGATAATTCGCTCAAATCAAGAGTTACCGTAACAGTTCCGCTACTGCCACCGCCTGCTATTCCGACTCCGGCTGTAACGCCTTCAATATCGCCTGTTCCCGGTTTTGATACTCCTGATGATAATACGCCTGACATTAGTTCATACCTGGCACTTTGTTCCAGAATTCAAAGTCTATGGTTGCTGCATTAGAAGCATTTTCACGGATGACTTGAAATCCTGTAACTTCATCTCTTGATCTTAAAACGATAATATCGCCTGCCGCCCATTGCCTGCCTTTAGTTGTAGTAGGTGCAGTTCCATCCCTTGTCTCAACAACGGAATTAGTCCTGACATACCCCTCTGCATAATTACCCTGATCGGGAACTGTCAAAGACGTTGCCGAATCAGTAACAGCATGAGTTACTAAAGAACTAGGAATGGGAGAAAAATTATTCTTAGCCATTACCTTTTCCTCTGTTCTGGTTATTGCCAGAACTTCTAGGAGCTTCACGTTCAGCGAGCAATCTTATGGCTTCTGCCAGATTATCCTGACGTTCTAGTTCCCTTTGTTTTTCTTTTTGTATTTCGTCACCGTTAATGGTTGCCCATTCTCTACGGTGTCTTTTTTCCATATGTATTCTTAAATCATGAGAAGCTACGATGTTTGCTTTACGACATACAGGAAGTCCCATAGAGTTATATTTTTCTCTGTTGGGGTCATCTGCATGTAACATACATTTAATTTTGCCTTTGGAAGGTTCTAGGCCTTCAGGCTTTCTTGTAGTAAATGCGTATGTTCCGTCTTCAAAAGTTTTCTGAAGTTGCTGTTCAAGCATGTTTCGGTTAACTGTACTTCGATCTCCTGTTCTTACGTTGTAAACATAAACATAGCCGGCACTTCTTAATTCAGTTGCCGTCATCTGTATTCCGTTTGCATTCCCAATAGGAGTTCCGATTTTCATATTTCCCGGTTCTTCTGCCTGTTCTGCATCTCTTAACATTTCATGTACTGAAGGTTCGTCAGCCATTACGTTCGCTCCTTTTTAAAGAGGGGACCAAATGTACTTTGCCCTCTCTTCCACTTGTTTTTTTCTTCCACGTTGTCCCAGAAGATTTTGTTCCAGTCTCTGGGCTTAACTTCAGTTTTGGGTGGTGGTTTTAAATTCATGTCCTGTGCTAAACGCATTGCTTCTTCCACCGAATATAGACTTTCTCCTCCACCTTTACCGTCAGGTACACCACATATAAGTTGGAACTGCTCACCGAAGAGTCTTGCATCTCCAATGTCTCGTTCCATTCTTACTTTCCGGTCACTTCTAATAACCGTTATTGCTTGGTACCTTCTCAGTCCTTTGGAATCAGGACCCATCCTATTCATCTCAGAGAGGTAATAGCACGGCTCATGACTCCAAAGTTCCGATGTGGCTAGTTCAACAAGTTTTGCCACTTACCTCTCCTAAATGGTGAAGTCTCTAGCACTTCTTACATAGAAGTAATCAACATCCATGGTTAGTGCTGTAGTTGTTTTTGCTTCGACAACCAGGATTACTGCCATATCAACTGATGTTGAAACAGCACCTGTTTTTGTCTGCTTTAGAACACCATCGATATACCATCGGCATGTTCCGTTCTCTGCAATTTCGAGTCTCAAAATCTGAAACTCTCCTGCAGTAGCTACATCATCTGCATCTACGTTAGTAGAAGTGGTTTCACCTGTTGTGGTTCCACCGTTATAGATCATGTGCCAGTCTGTTGCGTCTGTTAGTTCTGAGCAAAATAAGAAACCTGCACCGTCAGATGCTGTAAGAGTTATAGTTGTGCCATTGCCGTGAAAGACATCATCTTCTAAAGAAACGGTGTCTGTATTGACATCGCTTAATCCAAAGAATACTTCTCTGTTAGCAACTGCAGGTAACCGAACTCTAGCTTCAGCAACTATGGTTCCCATGTTTCCTACGTCATACATAGCAGCGGTAGTTACACCGGCTGCATGCTTGTCTTCGTTTGTGGTAGTGAACTGTGCAACACCATTTACTCCGTCTGAGTCTAGTGAGACTATCCCGGAGTCTGTTTCTGCAAGTCCGTCACCAATTACCCGTAGGGATCCGATATTTCCAAACGCATTAGTTAATGCAATAGGAACTTCTGCACCTACGAAATCTTCAAATATTTCAATTTGACCTCTCGGTCCTTGAACTGTAGCCATTTTCTTTTTCCTTCTGAAGCTCTAGCTCCAATTGCCTTATACGCTTCCTGTAGGGAGCGACTACTTCTGATATATTTCCTGTTTTACGAGGTACGGCGGCAAGGTTTTCAATCCTGTTATCCGCCATATCTCCATTCATGTTGTGTACAACCCAACCTTTAGGAATGGGGCCATGCTTTTCAGACCACGCTTTCCTTCTGTCATTCATTAACTCGTTGGGGCTGTAGCATCTGCTATAACTTCATATAGCCAGTTACCTGCAGACCTTTCACCGTATGCGAATTCATCGTAGTGATACATTGCTGTAGCACCGCCACCGAGTTCAGGCATTCGCTTGGTCTCGATGTATGGTGATCGACCTTCTACAAGTACTAGAGCTGCTTGTGAGAAAACTCCGCCTTTAGCGTCATCATCACCGTCAATGGATATGTTTCCATCTTCGTAGAGTCTTGCGCCTGCGATAGTTCCTCTGTAGCGGTTCTGGTAGGCTTCAACAGATATTCCATCTGTTAATGGCGCACCACTTGTACTTGCGTCTAGACCTGATGCTATTAATTCGTCATCAATGTCTTTTAAGCAGAATCCATGGTGAACTGCGTGTATTGGAACATTGGCAGGAGCAGGCTCTGTTGTATTCGATGTAATTCGATATGCAGCAGCGGCGATCTCACCGGAATCAAGGGCGTTTCCTGCAGCACCTAATGCTGTAGTTGCACCATCTATTGCGGTAATTCCATCCTGATCTTTCTTTCGCTCAATAGCATTTTGTGCCAATGACCCTGTCTGAGCGTAAGCGTTAGAGCTTATTCTCATAGCAACACGGTCTGTTATAACTGTGTGAACTCCGACAACTGTAGGTGTAATGGAGAACAAAGTGTCTTCCATTTGCTGTGGGTTATCTAGTTCTGTGTTTTCTGATACAGCCTGTGCGCTAAGTTTCGCCATTGAAACTTCGTTCCAGACAGTACCGGTATTTTCGTCAAGTCTTTGCCTATCTACTAGGTTAGGCATTACGCCCGCAAATTCTCTTACAATTCGAGCAGAAGCTATCATTGTAGGAATCGAATCAGCGAGAGCATCTGTGGTTGTATTACCTGATGCCATAATTAAACTCCTAATTTAATTTATATGCGGATTCCCTGCTTTCTAAGCACTTCAGCCGCTTGTGCTATTTCATCTCTGGAAACCGTAGTGTTAGAGTCGCCCATTCTTTGTAGTAGATTGTTTGCGCTTGCGTTTGACGGAGCTGATGACGTTGAATCTAAATCCAAAGCATTTAGCCCGTTTTCCTCTGCAAAACTTCTAACCCGATCATCGGCGGCTTTAGTTAGCTGATCTTTTTCAGTTAACCTACGATCTCTTTCTATCCTTCTCATGGTTCTATTGAATTCAGCATGAGCCTGATAGATGCCACCTAAATCCTGCTTTTCATATGCAGGACTCCATAATTCCCGAAATGCTGCTAGTTCAGGTGCAGTCATTAAATCAAGACCACTTTCTGTAACTATTTCTTCTATTTCGGTAATAAAGCTATTTGCAGTTCTCGTGAAGTTATTGGTAGCTTTCCGGGTTGCAGCGTTTGCTTCAACCTTTTGTAAGTCTTCCATATATGTTTCTTGATCCTGCGTACCTTGGTGGCGTATTAACGCTTGGACTGTGTCTACTAGTGTTGCCATGTTGTCAGAGAGTTCGTCAAATTGAGGATTCCCTTTTTGGGTACTTCGTAGCCGTCCCTGAAGAGCCTTGTTATCATTCTCAAGTTTCTTCAGTTGCGCTTGCAGAGTTTCCATAGTGGGCTGTTGGGCATTTGAGTCTTCCGGAGATGTGGTTGCAAGGCCATCAGCTACGGGAGTCTGTTGCTCAAGAGTTCCAGTTCCTTCTACTTCTGCTTCTACTGACGGGGTTGTGCCGTTATCGGAAAAGCCCGCCGTTTCGTTTTGTAATGTCATTAAAGCACTCCTGTGATTTAACTATTTATTTGATTGTAGCAATTATTTTTATTTGATCAAAATTATTTCTGTCATTTTAGGCAAAAAAAAGAGTATCCCTACCTAAAATTAAGGAGTAAGTAAAGGCGTTTCTTGCTCCTTTTTTATTTTTGAAGGGTTTGCTGCTTCGTATTCTTGTATGAATCTTTCTATATCTTCTGTTCTAGGATTATTTCCTGATTCTCGATTTAATTGTAAAAGCCAAGATTTTACTCTAGGGTTTTCCATATTTTTACGAGCCGTAGGACTATAACCATGTTTCCAAAGTAATGCTTCTATAACAGGATTACTTCTTTTCATTGTTTTTTTATTTTGTGCAATTCTATCTTGAACTCTTTTTAATTTTCTTGAATCTGCCATAGTCCAATTCTTACCTTCTACACGCCCTCTTCGCATTTTCCCTTGCATGTCAGAATCTTGTAAATTATAAAATTTAAACTTTTCAGTAAAATCAAATTGCTCTACAACTTCGTCTGTTATTGCCCAATATACTCTCAATTTATCTCTGTCACGCTCAAGTTCTTGTACTCTAGGCGGTTTGTTATTTAACATATAAGTTTTAATTTGATCTATAAAAGGATTTATTGCAGGATCTTCTTGTATCTGTAACATTCTTTTGTCGTACTCTTCAAAATCAAATTCACCTGTGCCTGGTTTTTCAAGTCCCTCTGCGTACAGAATTTCATAATATCCATCAAGTGCTACATTAAACGGATGTTGATTGGGGTTGTCTTCATCAAATTTAGATAACAACTTTTCATGGGTTATATTGTTTTTTTCAATACGATCTGAATGTTCTTTGTTTTGAAATGAGTTTGCTTTTCTAAAATCTTCTCCGAAACTTTCTTTGTCAAAAACTTTTTGGATTTCCGTATCTCTTGTTTCAACAGATTTATTACGAGTGTCTGTGTACGTTGCAAATTCAGTTCCTGCTTCTAATCCCATTTCTAAAGCACGCTTTTCTGCTTCTGCAATTAAAGGATCTGCTTCTTCTGCAGCTTGCATAAACAACCTGTTCATATCGCTTTTTTTGGTAGGCAACTGGGGCATATCGTATTTTTCACGTTCTTCAATAGAAAGCGAAGTCCAGTAATTTTTATACCTTTCGATCATTTCTTTATGACCGCTCTGTGGGCTTGTTCTAAGACCAAGCATTCCAACTGCTACACCCCAAGCGTTATCTCCTTCCATAAGTCCTTGAAGTGCAAATGGAAGAGAGTTTTCAAATAAGTGCCAACCTATATCTGGAACGCTGTCAACTTTATCAAACGGCTGCGCATCAACACCTGTTGTACCTTCGAGTACCGTGCGGAATGCGTTTACTCCGACAGCTCCTCTGTATGAAAGATATTGCAAAATAGGGTTTTCATACAAATCATCTGAAATCAAATCTTTAAAGTCTTTTCCTGCAGGTGTAAAAGTCGAACCGACAGCTCCCATGACTTGCATGATGGCTCTTATCTGTCCGCCAATTCCAATGTTTTGTCCGCCTATTTCAACGCTTAAGAATTTACTTCCGTTAAGTGGATTTATTCCTTGTTGAATATCTTTTGTAATTCGGTCCCACGAATGACCTTTAGCAAGTCCCATACTTATTTCTGCACCAATATAAAGACCGGTTGTGCCTGCTGTGTAAGCCGCTAACGCTTGAAATGCAGCTTTTTGTCTTGCAGATGCAACTGCTTTTGGAGCTAATCCACCGGGAGCAGTTGCAAATCTAGTGCTTTCAATTGCTACGTAACTTAACGCATCGTATGTTAATGCAAATGTTGACCTCAAAAGTCTAGGTGAGAACGCAAGCCACATTGATTCTATAGCACGGACATTTGCTGATACGCCAAGTGCTTTTGAATCAAGTCCACCTGTCATATTTCTGATATGTGCTGCAAGTTCTGGTAATGTGCTGTCTGGATTCCCAGAGTTTACCCAATTGTCCCTCATGCCTTTCCACATTAACATTCTGCTTGATGCAAGAAATGAAGAATAAGATGCTTGGAATCTACCGGTAATTTGACCTGTAGCAAATCCGGCTCCTCCATACGTTTTGCTAATGCCTTTACCTAAAATAGTATCTTGCAAAAACCTTGAGTCTTCGGCTAATGGTAAAAATCTTTCTAAGTCTTTGGGGTTTAATCCACCACCTCTTTGTAAAGCCTTAAAAATTTCAACGTCACCGACAGGTATTCCGTAATGTGCCATTTCTTGATAGCTTTGCAAATTGTCTCGAATCATACGACTTTGGACTGACGGATCTAAAAATGCCGCAAAGTGTGCTGCGGTTGCTTTTCTCCAAACATTTGGGTTTCTAAATAAAATTGGCAATCCATGTATAAACGGTGCGCCTAAGTCAAAACCAGAAGATAAAAACCTTATTGCGTTTCCAATTCTTCCAATTGTTTTAAATCCAAAATAAGTAGGATCACCGTAAGAGCTTTTTATACCCTTAAAAAGTTTGTCGTAATCGTCTTGTTTAAACATTTTGTTGCGCCAAAATGTTACATCTATTGTGTCTTTTGCTTCTCCAAATAAATTTCCGGCCAATGCTTTTGAGTTTTTAATTTCTTGTAATTTTTTACTTCTTATTGTTTTTGCACGATTAAGTTCTGCTGTATCTTTTCCTAATTGTTTTTCAGTAGCGGTAATTTCATTAATTAAAGATTGATATCCTTTTAATTTCCTTTGATTCCAATCTAATTTAGAGGGTTTCAATAATGAAGGATCTGCTTCAAAAGGATCTAAAGGAAGTTTTGCTCTTAATGCTGCCAATCTTTTTTTAGTAGCGTTTTTTGCTTTTGTAGCTTTCTCAAAGCGGGCAGCTATCTTAGGTGCAACTTCTTCTAAAACGTCAGTAACATTAATTCCGATATCATTATCAATAAGATACCTAGACAATTGATCGTCTTGTATGTCCCTATACATAGTTTTTAAATGAATTTTTAAAGTTTCTCTTGGGTCAGATAAATATGCTTTTTGACCTGTATAAGTGCCTGTTTTCGGATTGTATTTACCAAACATACCTTCGGTAGCTGTATCGTAAACTCTTCTTTTATGCGCATCTGATTTTCCTAAAAGTTCAATTTTATCTATTGTTTCTACTTGTCTCGGAATGTAATACATTCCTTCGTCACGACCTTTAGCAATTGGCTTTAAGCCATGACTAAGACGTAGGTTTTCTATTTGGTCAGCTATAGCCGCATAATCATCTATATACGCCCTAGCTTCGTCAGACAAATTATCAGCAAATGCGCCTGGGTCGCTAAACACATCGTTCCAAACAGTTCCTGTTCCTTCGACAATTCCATCTTTATCAATGTTAATAGGGATTCTGCCAATACTAATTGGTAAAGGTATACTCAACCTTTGGCTAGGGCTTAATTGTTCAAAGCCTGGTACAAAAAATTTCATTTTTGCTGACGCATGCGAATCAAGGCCTGCTTGTAACGTAACTTCTATAAGTTCATCAACACTACTTTCTTGTCTTAGGTATGCAATTACAGCTTTTTCTACTTTTGTAGTAGCGCCAACGGAAGGATTAATTGGAACTTTTTGTGCAATTTTAGCTAATGTAGGATTTTCTATAGAAACAATATCCCTAATAACATCGTTAAGGTTAGGAAGATCGTAAACTAAATTTGGCGATCCTGACCCACCTGATACGTTAAAGTTTTTGCCAAAGTTTTTTAATATTTCTAGTGCTTGTGGAGAACCTGAAGTCACCCTTTTTTTGAAAGTATATTTTCCTGTTTTTTGTACTAGTCCTAAATCTACGAGTCTTTTTAACATACCGTCAACTTCTGTCATCGCAAGAGTAACGGTTGGGTCTTTAGCTCCACCCATTTCGTCAAACATTTTAGTTGTGTCTATTATTTCGTCATTTGACATATTTAGCCAAAATCTAAAATCATTTTCAAACAAAGCACCTTTAGGAATACCTTGAATATTCATAGGCTTATTCATTGTTGCTTCTAAAAGTTCTAGTCTTGCTTGTTGAAACATGGGGGCAGCTTCTTTATTGCTTGCAACAACATCTGGTATTTTCATAATTAAAGATTTGTAAACAGCAGGATTATCTACAAGTTTTGGTGCTGCACCTAAAATGCTAAACCCTGCTTTACCAAAGCTACCAAACCCTAAAGGTGTGTAATTTATAGGATTAAGAAATTCTTTTACGATTTGGCTTTTTAAGCTACCTTTTTTATTTATTTCGTTTGCTTCAATTGTTGCGTTTTTTAAACGGTCAGCAATTCCTTTTCCCGGCAATATTGAATCGCCTTGTCCCTTATAAATCGGAACTGTAGAATCTTTTGAAACAAGGTCTTTTAGTACTTGTTGAGTATCTGGATTTGCCTTATCACCTAACCATCCTAAAATGCCTGTTGGTAAAAATGGTGATAAAGGGCTATCAGCTAAAGCGCCTGACGCACCAAAAAGCGCTTGAAGACCCAATTCGCCACCTCCAGAAATTGCATCAAAATGGCTTTGTGTTTGTGGACCAGGCAAAGAATCAGCACGTGGGTCATATTGATAATATTTTCTTGGATCGTTTTCTTCTAACGGTTTTGGTTTAGGGTCAAATATTGTTGTTCCTGCATAAGGATTTTTTACGCCTTCTATTTTAGAAGGGAGTGTACCGTATGCTTGAGTAAAAAAACTGCCTGTTGGTTTTTCGCCTTCATCTTTCTTTTTTAAATTACTAAGCATGTTTTCAAAGCCCGGCAAACCTTTTGTGACTTCCTCAACTTCTTCTTCAGACATTTTGTTAAAATCTCGTAATGTAAATCCGTCTGCCATTATCTCCTCGCTCTAGTAAAGACAGACATTCCAGTCGGTCTTTGTCTAAGTTGTCTACGTCTTTGTGATTCGGCTCGTTGCTGTTCTTGATCTTGTTCACGTTTAATTCGATCTTGTTCTTGTGTAAAGAACGAACTCTCTTTGTACCGTTTTTCAAATCCCGGTAATTGCGATTGGAAAAATTCAGGTGTTGTTTGCGGTGTAGTAGTCATAAGTTGGGCTACTTCTGAAGCGCCTGCACCTTTTACAGGAGCTTTTTTTGTTGGATCTGTTGGGTCAGGTAACAACGGATCAAAAACATACTTTGCGCTAGGTGTCATAAAATCTGCCAATATTTTTTGGCGTTCTGTTTCTGTCATTGGATCTTCAGGACTAATACCTTCTAACGCTTTAAAATAACCGGCATATCTTATTTCGTCAGGCAAACTAGGGTCACTAATTAATTGACGGTCTTTTAACTGGTCAGGCAAAGTATATTGACTTGGGTCATCGGCACCTTCTTCAGGTGGAAAAACTGCAAACTTTGATTTGCCTGTTTCTATTTGGTAATGCTGTTCGGCTTTTGCGTCATCTGATTGTGCTTTTTGCAACGCATCAGCGTTTTCTTGTGACGGATTAGCGTCATATGCTGCTTGAGCATTTGACAATCTACCACCCCAATATGCTCGTTCATCTTCTTGTAATTGTAAATCTGCACCTCTATCTTGAAGGGGTTGAGCGGTAGTAGCTTTTTGCCACTCTTTCATAAACCCTTCTTTTTCCATTTCCTGTGCCATAAATGCTGCAAACTCTGGATTTGTTTTTGCGTATGGCTGTATCTCTGGTAACAAATTACTCAAGTCATATTTTGCAGATACATCTTCAACTCGTTTTCGACCAAAAGGACTTGGTGGCATAGCGGCACCAGACAATACATCTGCTGCTGTAACGCCAAGCTGTCTATCGTAATCAGACTGATTGTAGTCATATGCAGGAAGTGCATATTCTACAGCGTTACCTGCTTGGTCTTTTCCGGAAAGCATTGAGTCTATTAATCTTTCTAAGCTGTCGGGGCTGTCTACTCCAACCATTTGCGCTCTAAATTCAATGTTTGGAATAACTTCATTTTGAAGATGATTGTAAAAATCTTCAGAAGTATTAGCATTAATTAAATCTTTTGATTTAAAAGTAGCAAGAACATAATCTGGAATAGCTGATTGGAATGCGCTAAATTGTGCCTGGTCAATTGTTGCTTGCCCTGCATTTATTGTGTTGTTTAACAAACTAAAAAAGTTTGGGTCTAATATTGCTTCTTGACCGCTTCCAAAAGGGGCTACGGCTGAATAAACTGCATTCTTTTGTTCATCTGAAGCTTTGTCAAAAGCCGATTTTTGTGCAGGTGTAAAATTATCTAAGATAGTATTTACGGCAGATTTTTGTCCTGACACCGACCCCATATCTTGATCGAACGCCCCAAGTCTTTTGTTTTCTTTAGCCACAATAATTATGTCATCAAACCATTGAGTATCAGCTAAAGCATCTGCAAATCTAGGATAGTTTTGTAAATCTCTTGCAATTTGTCCTTCATCAATAAATCCAAACAAGTCGGGGTCTATTTTGCCGCTTGATTCTAATGAAAATACTATGTTGGCGGCATGTTGACGCATTTTTTTAGGGTCTGATTTATCTTTTTGATAATCAATTTCATCTCTAAAAGTTAAAGTGTCTACTGTTTTTGTTAAAAACTTTCCGCCATCTTCTCCGATTTCTTCTATAATTTCATTAAACACATTAAAAGATTCTTGAACTGTCGGTGTTTGCCCGGCTTCTACTTTGGCAAGGTATCTTCTGCCTGCTTCTGTATTTGCAAGATTTGAAATAAGTTGCCTTTGTGCTTCGCCTGCAGCACTTTGAATATTTTTTATATCAAAAATATCAATTAAAGATTTTGGCCAGTTTTTATCATTCGGATTTAAATTGTAAATTAAACCTTCGCCATCTGTTTGCTCTGCAGAAAACATTGACTTTACGTTTGTTGCAATATCTTTTGTCGGATCCCAACTGTAATTATCAAACAAATCTTGACGTGCTTGTCGGTTTATTTCTTGACTGCCAAAAACCGCAACATAATCATCAGCGTCTTTTTTCAAAAAGCCTGATATTGCTTCGTTAAAATCTTCGCCGCCTGTCATAATATTTGTGTATTGATTTTTAATTTTTGCTTTTTGATCTGTAGCCCATTCAGACATCATTAGGTCTACTTGTGAAATAGCACCATCTTTGCCAGTTGTAAAATAACTTTCTGGAATTTCTTTTATGCCTAAATCTTGTAAAATATTGAGGGCTGTTTCTAAGGTTATTTCTTGGTCAGGGTCTTTCATAAAACTTCTAACTGTCGGTGAAATCCTTCCGGCTTCGACAGCTTCATCTAAAAACAATTGAAGAAAATCATCTTCATTTAAAACATCAGGGCGCAATAGTGCTGAATTGTTTTTAGCGTCAAGGTACACCCAACGATCAGTATCATTAAAACTTCTTTCTGATGTAGTCATATTGCCGCTATAAGAATTATCAAAAACAAACGTGTTTATTTCTTCGGGCGTTGAAGTTCTATTGTTATTTCTGTCTATAATATTAATTTGTGTAGCTGATTCTTCGTAAGATTTTAATAAATCAAATGCTCTAATATCTTGGCTGTACCACGCATTTTCTGCTTCAGCCAAGATATTTTTTAAAGATTCTTCGTTGCGGTCTTGAAATATTGGAATATTAAAAATATCGAAACCATACGTTTCATCTACATCTTCTAAACCTCTTCTTTTTTCTGCAGGGGAATAACCATTTGCAGGATCAAGATAATCTTGCCGCTCGGCAAGATAAAACCCTATATTCTCATCAGGCATATCTGTTGGGTATACATTATCTACACCTTGGTTTAACGATTTTAAAGTCTCAACAAATCGGACTACATCATTTGCGTTTTTGGAAATATAAGTAATCCATCTAGCCATAATATTTTGATCTTCGATAGTTGCATCTGTTTCATAATATTTCTCTAGCTCATTAACAATAATTTCATATTCTTCAAGTTCATTTATACTTAACAGAGGAGCGGCAGCATTTAATAATTCTTTAATGTCTTCTTTTGAGAGTGGTCCTGCCATTACACACCTCCCATTTCGTCATTTGTGTGACGAACCCAAGGTCTTGGTTTTGCATTCATTTTCAAATCGGCAAGTGTTTTTTTAAGAAGTGGCAAAGAGTTTTCTTGTTTTTTACTCATTGCTCTAATTTTCGGTGCCTGTTTTTTTGGTGCGTCTTTTTGTAAACGCTTATACTCTTGCGTTATCTGTGATATTGCGTCTGTTATTGTATTTTCAGCGGGCAAGGTCTATTCTCTCCGGATTAAAAGTATCTGGTGTTAATGGTGCGTTTAAATCTGCGGGCGCTCCTCCTCCCTGTGGCGGTCCTCCCATTCCTCCTCCCATATCGGGTCCCATACCACCACCCATTTCTGGCGAAACTCCCGGTATTTGCGGAGCCATAGCTTGTTGTCTAGCTGCAATTTGTTGTGCAGCAGCTTCTTGATTTTCTTCATCTATCAGTCCCATTTGTTGTGCTACAAGTGTTTCTATTTTTTCTCTTACGGCAGGTAGATTTCTAACTGACTCTTCTATCAGTCGCTGTTTTATTTCGGTACCGTTTTCGTATCCTGCGGTCTCGTAATATGTCATCGGGTCTATCAACCCT